CGACGAGCCAGCGATTTTATCATGTGCCTTGCCCGTTTTGCGGTCACTTTCAAACCCTGTCTATCGATCAATTGAGGTATTCGCCAGGCGACTATAGTAAAGTTACGTACGAGTGCGTTGAGTGCAAAAAGGAGATAGATGAACGATTTAAAACCAAGATGCTTGACGCCGGTATATGGATCGCTAAGTTTCCAGAGCGAGAGCGGGGCGGAACGTTGTACGGATATTTTATCAATTCGCTCTATTCGCCGAACGGGTTTTATTCCTGGTCGCAACTTGTTCGAGAGCGCGACGAATGCAAAAACGACGTACCGAAAAGCATAGCCTTTCAAAACACGAAACTCGGCGAGCCCTACGAAGCCGAGGCGGGAGATAAACCTGATTGGGAGGCGCTGCATGAACGGGCGGAGCAGTATACGCCGAATAAGCCGTTCGCGTCTGTGGTGTTCATTACTGCCGGCGTCGACGTGCAGGCGGACCGGCTGGAAATTGAGATAGTCGGATGGATGGAGGGAAAAAGCAGTCAATCGATCGACTATAGGGTTATCGATGGCGATACGTCTCAGCCGGCAGTGTGGCATGAACTCGGTACGCTGTTCGCCGAAACTTGGGAGCGAGAGGACGGGCAAATTTTGCCGCTCCGATTGATGGGCCTTGACACGGGTTACAACACAGATAAGGCATACTCGTTCACCCAGGCCCACGGGATTAGCAAGGTAATACCGCTCAAGGGGCGTGATAAGCTGGAAACATTCGTATCAGCTCCGAAGTCAGTCGACATTGTAAAGGCTGGAAAGAAAATCGGCAAAGTGAAGGTTTGGAACGTAGGCGTAAGCCTTATCAAATCCGAAACCTATGGATTTTTGAAATTAAAGATCGACAAAGAAACGGGGGAAATCCCGGCGGGATACTGCCACCTACCCGACAGAGCTCCGTCTTATTTCCGCGGTTTGACGGCAGAGGAAATAATGTTGACGAAGGATAAGCGCGGCTACGATGTGATAACATGGATAAAAAAGTACAAGCGAAACGAGCCGTTAGACTGTCGGGTATATGCGCGGGCTGCGGCCTACGTCTTGGGTATGGACAGATGGCCCGAAGAGCGATGGAAACAGGAACGGTACGCCGCTGAGGCGGCCCAAGCGGCTAAGGAAGCGCCAAAACCAAACACAAACACACCTAAAAAGAAAAGCACTTTCTGGCAATGACAACGACAACCATTAAACGCAGAAAACAACGGGCGTTATATATCCCGGCGGACAAAGAAATGATAAAGGCTCTTAAATGGGCCGTTTGCAAGCTGTATGAGATCAGTGAGGAAGATTTTATGAATGATCCCGGTTGGGCAATCGCCGGGTTGAGGTTCAATTGTTTTTGGCTTTTGTCTCAAAACAGTGGATTAAAGGATTACGAAATAGGTGCCGCATTCGGAAAGTGCCGCCGCACAGCAAATTATGGCATTGACCAAGTGGACAGCCAGCGGCATGTATACAAGTCGGTTAGTTCATCTCTGAAGGCAATTATTGCCGAGGCAAACGAGTTTCCTAATAAAAAATTTCAATGGCATTTACAATCGATCAGTATAACACCCTCATAGGCGCGATCGCACAGGGGGCGTTAAAAGTAAAGTATGCGGATAAGGAGGTCGAGTATCGAAGCCTATCCGATATGATTCGCGTAAAACAGATGATGGAAACCGAATTGGGGCTAAATCCGACTTCTAACGGTAAGCGAGTATACGCTGAATTTAAAACAGGGCTACACAATGGCGAATGCAATAGATAAATTTTACGCTTTTGTCAGCCCTTCACGGGCTGTCCGTCGGGAGGTCGCTCGCGTGAGACTCCGCGCGCTCAGTGAGGTAAAAACAAAGCACGGAGGGGAGCGAAAATATGACGGCGCCGCCGCTGGTCGACATTACTCCGACTGGTATAGCCCTAATTTGTCCGTCAACCAGGAGGTATTTACGGCATTAACAAAACTGCGCGATCGCGCGCGAGACTTGGGCAGGAACAATACCTACGCGATAAACGCCATACGGACGATCGCGAACAACGTTATAGGAACCGGCATTATCCCTACGCCTAAACTCGGCAGAGCAAACCAAACCCAAAAGATAAAAGAAACTTGGAAACTTTGGGCGGAAAGCACGAATTGCGACTACGACGGCATGAATACGTTCTATGGGCTGCAATGGCTCGCCATGCGAACGCTGGCGGAGGGCGGCGAGGTCCTTATACGCCGCGTCCGTGGAACGAGTAAAGACATTGTTCCGCTCCGCTTACAGCTGCTTGAGGGGGATATGATCGATATGTCAAAGCACAATGGCGTCTGGCAGGAGGACGGTACTATGACGTATTACGGCATCAAGTTCGCCAAGGATGGGCGCCGCTTGGGTTATTGGCTTTATAAGCATTACCCGACGGAGTTCGGCGCCGCCTTCGAGTACGTTGACGCAAAGGATATAATCCACTTATACGAGATCGAGCGGCCGGGGCAATTCCGCGGCGTCCCGATGGCTTGCGGTGTTATGCTTCGGTTAAAGGACCTCGACGATTACGAATTTACCGAGCGCATCCGAAATAAGGTTGCCGCGGCATTCAGTGTGTTCATTACAGAGGATTCAGTAGAAGCAGCCCCGGCGGACTCTAAAAGACCCCTGCTTGAGCGGATCGAACCCGGCACAATCGAATATTTGCCGCCTGGCAAAAAGATCGAGGTAGCGCAACCGCCGACCTCGACGGGATTTGAAGCGTATGTAAAGGCGAATCTCCGCGGTATCTCTGCCGGGTTCGGGACCACGTATGAGGCGTTAACCAACGACTACTCAAATGTTAACTTCTCGTCCGGCCGTATGGGATGGCTTGAATTTCAGCGGAACGTAGAGCGTTACCAATGGCTTTTGGTAATCCCGCGTTTTTGCGAACCGATATACGCATGGTTCATTGAGGCGGCACATCTGGCCGGCCATATTCCGGATACCGCTTCGGTTACGGTTACGTGGACGCCGCCGCGCCGTCAGATGATCGATCCCCATAAGGAGTTCGAGGCGATCAATCAACAGCTTCGCTCCGGGACAACAAGTTGGCAAAACGTGGTGCGCGAGTTCGGGTATATCCCGGATGAGCTCAGGGCAGAGTTACAGCAGGATAAGGCTATGTTCGACCAACTTGGGTTAATGCCCGAATCAGACCCTCGCTTTGACCCCAATAGAATGACACCCTCCGGCGCTGAAGAGCAGGATGCTGCGAAGGGAGCCGGTGGGAAGAAAAAAGACAAGACACATCCTTCAGACGCGGACGATAAAGGGAGTAAGTAGGCCCCTATTCTTTTTGACCAAAATTGGACCATAGCGGGTCCATACGCAAAACTGTTAGTAAAGTAGTTTTGACTACTTGAAACAAACGAGGACCATAGGTAAGCAACTCGGTCGCGCAGAACTAAAGCCGGAAACGTTCAACGCCGACGACAATACGATCGATGTTGTTTTTGCCACCGAGGTTTCGGTACTGCGGCAAACCTGGGATGGTCTTTACCAGGAGATTTTGGTTTGTCAGACGGATAATGTGCGATTGGACAGGCTAAACTCTGGTGGCGCGGTTATCGATTCCCATAATACGTGGACGATCAAAAACCAATTTGGAGTAGTCGCGCGCGCTTGGGTTGATAATGCGACAAAAGAGGCGAAGGCAACCCTAAAGTTGTCTAAGCAAAAGGATTGGGAGGGAGTGGTTGCCGACATTAAGGCCGGGATCATTCGAAATATTTCGGTCGGCTACAATATTTATGTATTCGAGGTCGACGACAGCAATCCCAATGCAGCCCCGATTTACCGGGCCATCGATTGGGAGCCTTGTGAAATCTCTTTTACTCCGGTTCCTGCCGACTATATGAGTGGCACCCGATCGGAAAACTCGGTTAAAAATTCAGTTACCATAAATTTTAAAATGAAACGGAAGAACACAGAGATAGCGGAAATCGTAACCGCTTGCCGGGCCGCTGGCCTGACCACTGAATATGCGGATTTGCTGGTAAACTGCGAACTCGCCCATGAGGCAGTTCTGGCGGAGATCGCCAGCAAGCGGACCGCTCCGGCTACGCCTGCGCCCGCTTCAAAACCCGTCGATACCCCGGCCCAACCGGCTATTGATCCTGTCGCTGTTCGCACCGAAGAGCGCACCAGGATCGCGGGCATCCGAACGGCTGCCCGTATTGCAGGGGTAGACGAGGCTTTTGCTACCGGCCTCATCGATAACGGCACCGCGCTGGCCGATGCCCGCGCGTTGATTATCGACAAGGCTGCCGAAGCGAATCCCGTTAAGCCGGTCCTGAACGCGGCCGTTACCGGCGCTGATGTAAAAGACAAGAAAGCCCGCGGCATGGAAGCTGCTCTTACTCAGAGGGCTGGCGCGGTGAAACTGGAAACAGGCGCAGATCCCGGGGAGTTCCGCGGCATGACGCTAATGGACATGGCTAAGGAATGCTTGACCGAAGGCGGCGTAAATTATCGGGGCATGTCTCAGCGCGAAATCGCTACGCGGGCCCTAACCATGGGCGCCCGCGATGGGGGAGGCTTGGCGACAGGCGACTTCTCGTTTGTATTGCAGAACGTCCTTAACAAGACGCTCCGCACCGCCTACGACCTAAAAGAGCGCACGTTCACGCCCTGGACCAGGAAAAGCACCGCGACCGACTTTAAACCGATCCTGCGCGCTCAGTTGAACGACCTTAAACTGACGGGGGTGGCCGAAAGCGGAGAATATAAATACGCTCAATCAGGGGATACCGGCGAAACGTATAAGCTGTCTAAGTATGGCCGGATTGTACGGATCAGCTGGGAGGCTATCGTAAATGACGACCTCGACGCCTTTTCCCGCTTTCCCGGTATGCTCGCCGGCGCTGTTGCGCAAATGCAATCGGACGTTGTGTATGGTATTGTAAATACCAACCCTGCTATGGCCGACGGTATTGCGCTGTTTAATCAAGCGAAGCACTTCAATTTCACAACCGCAGGCACGGATATTACGCTCGCGAGCCTTGGGATTGCCCGCCAGGCGATTCGTACCCAAAAGAGCCCAGCCGGCAGTCAGTTGAACCTCACGCCGAAGTTCCTGATTTGCGGACCGAATAAGGAACAGGTTGCCTTGCAGTTCCTGAGCGCGAATTTCACCGCAACGCAGAGCGGCACGATCAATGTTTTTGCCGGTACGATGACTCCGATTATCGAAGGTCGTATCACAGATGACCGCTGGTTCTTGTCCGCAGATCCGGGTAGCATCGATACTATTGAGTATTCAACGCTCGAAGGGCAGGACATTTATACCGAAAGCAGGTACGGTTTTGAGGTTGACGCCCTGGAATGGAAGGTAAGGTCCGCATTCGGCGCCAAAGCGATCGAATACCGCGGATTGTATGAAAACGAAGGGGCTTAGTAGCCCTTGCGGTTGGCCGGAAGCATATTTTTTAACCGTTACAATTTTCAACAGTGAATACACTCGTTAGTCAGGGCAGGAGTATTGAAATTACTGCCGCCGCTCCGATAGCCAGCGGTCAGCCCGTTCAGGTTGGCGCTCTCGTTGGTATCTCCGCCAACAGCTATATTACCGGCGACCTGGCCGTAATCTGGCTCGAAGGAATGCATCAAGTCAATAAGGCTGCCGAAGCGTGGACGGCCGGCGCTAAAGTCTACTGGGATAACGTGAATAGCGTTTTCACCGTAACCGCCGGCGCGCTGCAAATAGCAGGCTATACGGGGGCCGCACAGCTTGCTGGTGACGCGCAGGGCCTTGTAATCCTGCGTCAATAATGGGTAATCTGTTCGATGGGCTCCAAGCCGGTGCGTACGACATTATTCTTACGAATATGGGGTATGTAGCGACTTGGACCCCCTTAGCCGGGGGTCCGGCGCAAACCGGATCAGTTCTATTGAACAAGCCCACGCAGAAAGACGACATTTCGGACGACGAATATGCAGCGCTTTCGACAAAGTGCGAATACTTGGACGACGGACCTTTTCCAGGGCTCTTTGATTCTGTGCAGGACGCGAATGCAGAGCCGATTACGATAAACGGAGTCGACTACTACGCGTTCAAGGCCGAACGTAAATACGACGGCAACTCGGTAATTCTTCATTTGCAACAAAAACGGTAATGGACCTCCGGGCGACACAGGCGGCGATTGCCGCGCAATTATCGACTGCCTTTGCCGGTACCGTATTTACAGCCGCGGAAATGCCGGAAAGCGACGCCACATTTAGCCGCGGTGTTCCTAACCCTATTGTATATGTTCTTTTGACGGGCAGCGATACGGTCGAACTTCTTAGTACGGACCCGGTCCAACAAATACGCCGGCTGAAATTCAACCTTGAATGTTACAGCATGAAGATGTACGGCGATGCGGGCATGTTAACGCTTCGGCCGATTCTCGAAGCCGCAATTATTGGCTTTCAACCCCCAAGTTGCGACCGTCTTTACTTAGTTAAGGACGAACTAAGTCGAGATGAAGATAGTATTTGGACTCACGTCTACAACCTTGAATGTCTGACTGTCTTAGTACAGAGCACAGATTCAGAACCGATCATAATTCAGTCGTTCGCGTCGATCATCGACAACGGCGCGACAGTAAACCAAATAGTCGACAGCTTTCCGCCTTTTAACGAGGATTTTAACTCCGACTTTGATAGCGGAGTGATTGATTAAAAACTTTCATTCAGAAATATGTCCACACAATACCTGCACGGAGTCGAGACGATCGAAGAGGAAATTGGCGGCCAGACGGTTAATATCGTAAAGTCTGCCGTCGTTGCCCTATTCGGCCTGGCGCCCACCGGCCCCGCCAACGCGCTGACGCTTTGTTTGACCGATACCGACGACGCGCAGTTTGGCGATCCGGTTCCCGGATTCAACATCCCTAAGACGCTTCAGATCCTTCGGGCGATGGGTGGCGACTTCCCTGTTATGGTCGTTAACACGTTCGGCAACGCAAATCTCGCGCAGGTAACCGACGAGGTTGTAATGGTTGCGAATGGCAAATTTTCGCTGGCAAATGCTCCACTCTCCGGCCTGACGATCAAGAATGCAGACGGGACAGCATCGACGGCCGCCTTGGGCACTGATTACACCGTGGATTCGTACGGCAATGTTCAGGCACTAACCGCGCTAATGGCCAACGGAACAGGCTTTAAGATCAGCTACAAGAAACTCGACGGGACCACGGTCGAACCCTCCCAGCTTATTGGCGGGACGGATGGCGAAGGCGTACGCACGGGCCTCGCGCTGTATGATCTGGCCTTCAACACATTTGGCTATCGGCCCAAAATCTTTATCGCGCCCACGTACATGAGTACTCCGGCGATCATTACGGCAGTAGCGGCCCAGGCGGTTAAGCAGCGCGCAGTATACGCGATCGACGCCCCGTTGGGTACGACCGTTGCCGGGGCTATCGCTGGCAGGGGAATCGGCGGGACGTTCGGATTTAATACGCCGGATGTGCGGGCTATGCTACTCTATCCCGAGTTGCAGAGCTTCGACGCCGCGACCGATGAGGATACGCCGTATCCATACAGCGCATTTATGGCCGGGCTGATCGTCGCCACAGACAACAGTCTAGGTTATTGGTATAGCCCGAGCAACAAGCCGCTAACGGCGGCGACGGGCATCGAGCGGATAATTCAATGGTCGCTCAATGATCCCAACTGCGAAGCGAACCAACTCAATGCCGCGGGGATTGTTACCGTGGCATCCGGGTTCGGAACCGGGCAGCGCGCATGGGGGAATCGCAACGCGTCTTTCCCGGTGAACACGGACGTTAAGACCTTTATAAGCCTGCGCAGGGTTGACGACATGGTTTCGGAGGCAATGGAACAGGCGGCGCTTCCTTACGTGGATTTGCCGATCACCCAAGGCATGATTGACGCCATGCGCGAGAGCGGTAACGCCCTCCTTCGCTCACTGATTCAGCGCGGTGCCATCTTGCAAGGTTCGAAGATCAACTACAACCCGAGCGACAACCCGTCGAGCCAGTTGGCCGCGGGGCAGATTGTATTCGAGCGCGATTATATGATTCCTACGCCCGCGGAGCGCATAACCTTTAAGGATGTGCTCGATATTTCGCTCCTTTCTCAATTCAGCTAATCAGACACAAATAATTCGAATATATGGCCGGAATACAGGTTAACAGGCTTACAAACGCAAACTTATACGTCAACGGCGCGTCTTTCTTGGGGCGAGCCGAAGAGTTGACGCTGCCCGCGATCAAGGCTAAATTTAGCGATCACAAGGGGTTGGGTATGATAATGGACCTGGAATTTCCCAACGGGTTCGAAAAGATGACCGGGAAGGTTAAATGGTCGTCGCTGTACGCGGATATTGTTGCCGAGATTGGCAGCCCATTTGATCCCGTGAATTTGCAGGTACGGGGTAATCTGAATACCTACGACGCGAGCGGTGAGCGGGCGCAAACGTCTGTTGTGGCGTTCCTTGTGGTCAGGTTCAAGGATTCACTCTCAGCTATGACCATCAAGCAAAACGAGCCGAGTGAGCAGGAAAGCGACTTCAGCGCGACCTACTATCGATTGGAGGTAAACGGGGTTCCATTGGTTGAAATCGATGCCATTGCGCAGACGTTTTCCCTTAACGGGTCTGACGAGTTGGCTCAGTATCGCGCGAACCTGGGTATTTAGTAACAACGTAAAACCAAACATA